GTTCTATTGCCCATACGTTCCATTGCAAATGGTTCGTGCAGTTGACCAGTTTACATTCCAACCTAAGATTGGTTTCAAAACTCGTTACGGCATGGTAGCTAACCCATTCGCACAAGGCTTAACTGCTGGCGGCAATGCATTAACTTCACGTTCAAACGTTTACTATCGTTTGTTCCAGGTCAAAAACCTAATGTGATGTATCAAAAAAGTCATCTTTAAGAATGACATTTCAGAAAGGGGCTTCGGTCCCTTTCTTTTTATAACCAATTACATAAGATTCTTAGAAAATGTTTGAAACATTAAAAGACTTTCCGTTTAATATAATGGAACATAATCCGACAAAAGTTTGGACCAACTTTAGTCGTAATAACGAAATTAGAAAAGCAATTAGTGAAACTAAAATGGGAACAAAACAAACGCCAGAACACATTAAAAATAGAGTAAATAGTACCATTGGATTTAAACAATCAGAACATCAAAAGAAAACAATTACAAAGTTATTTCAAAAAGATTGGTTAGTAACCAGTCCACAAGGAGTTACCATGAAGATAACTAATCTACATAAGTTTTGTAGGGAAAATGGATTAGACCAAGGTAATATGGTCAAAGTTTCTAAGGGTATTATTAAACAAAATAAAGGCTGGAAGTGCTCTAAAATAGAAGCCTAAATAATCATATGACAGCATTCACAAGAACCCCCGAAGCAGGTAGTTTTTTACAACCAACAAAATACCTATTAACTTTTGATAGGATTAAGACGGTACAGTTCTACTGCCAATCAGTTAACATACCTGGAATCAACCTAGGACAGGCACCTATCAGCACGCCTATGTTAGACATATTTGCTCCAGGTAATAAGATTACTTACAACCCCGTAAACATACATTTTCTAGTAGATGAGAAGATGACTGCTTGGCAAGAATTACACGCTTGGTTCCGTTCCATCGCATCTCCACAGAGTTATGAGGAGAGAAAAAGGTTAGGAGCACTCCAGAACCAATACTCTATGGGTTCTAAAAAGCCAACAGCATATTCTGATGCTACTTTAACGGTACTATCGTCTTTGAATAACCCTATCCTACGGGTAAGGTTTTACAATATGTTCCCAATCACATTATCAGATATCATATTCGATTCAGCACAGTCGGCAGATGATGTTATTTCCGCTGATGCCGTATTCATGTTTGACTATTTTGATTTTGAACCAGCTTGACAATTAAATAACTTTGTGTTATAGTAAAGGTTTAAATAACCTTTTTATATTATGGAAAACTTAGAACAAATACTGAAGTTGTGGGAAAAAGATGCAGACATAGACCAGACCGAACCTGGTAAGGAACTTCTAAAGATTCCTAAACTGCACAATCAATATCTCTCCATTCTTACGAAACACAAGATTGCTTCCAAGAAAGCACATTTTGATTATTTGCGTATGCGTAAAGTAAAACTTGAGTATTATGCTGGTAGAATGGATCAAGAAGATTTAGAAAAATACGGATGGCAACCCTTTGCGTTTGTATTGAAGTCTGATATTAATGCCTACTTAGAAGGTGATTCGGACCTTATTAAGTTATTAGAAAAAAAAGTATATCACGAAGAATCCGTTTCGGTTGTTGAATCAATTATGTCTGAATTGAAACAACGAACTTGGCAATTGCGTGACTTTATAAGCTGGGAAAAGTTCATTGGCGGACAGTAATTTAATAATATCCAAAAAAGATGAGGTATATGTAAAGATAACCTGCGATAAATCAACCGCAAAAGAGTTATCAGACTTTTTTACGTTTATGGTACCAGGATATCAATTTGTTCCGGCTTACCGAAATAAAATTTGGGACGGTAAAATCCGCCTACTAAATTTACAGAATTCCACATTATATCGTGGATTATTGTATTATGTGGAACAGTTTTGTACAGAACGTGGTTACACCTATGAATACCAAGATGGAGTAGATACCGAAGATGAATACTCCAGATACCATGCAGAAAAGTTTATTAAAGAATTAAATATCCACGGCCGTGGAGAACCAATCGAAGTAAGAGAACATCAAATTGCGGCATACATTCATGCCATGCAAAAAAGAAGAGCCTTGTTGGTATCACCAACCGCATCAGGTAAATCTCTCATCATCTATCTGATCTTCCGTCAGTTATACAAATACCAAAATTTAAAAGGTCTTGTAATTGTTCCAACCACATCTTTGGTTGAACAGTTATACTCGGACTTTGCCGATTATAATAACGATTCCATGGAACCATTTCTCCATAGAATATACCAAGGCAAAGAAAAGGACACAGACAAACCGTTGACAATATCCACTTGGCAGTCCTTGTATAAAATGCCAAAAGAATATTTTGAACAGTTTGATTATATCATCGGTGACGAAGCTCACCTATTCAAAGCACAATCTCTTACTACCATTCTTACCTCTTGTGTCAATGCCAAATATAGATTTGGATTGACAGGTACTTTAGATGGCACTAAAACACACAAACTGGTACTTGAAGGATTATTTGGTCCAGTTAAAAAAGTAATTACCACAAAAGAACTGATTGATAAAGGCCAAGTGTCGAACTTTGATATTAAATGTTTATGCCTTAAACATGAAGAAAGTATATGTCGAATGATTAAAGAAAAATCGACATATCATGATGAGATTGATTATTTGATTGGATGTGAGGCAAGAAATAAATTCATTAAGAATCTGGCGGTTAGCTTAGGTAAAAATACTTTGGTGTTGTACCAAATGGTTGACAAACATGGCAAGCTCCTGTATGATATGATTAAGAACACCAAGAACATTGGTGATAGAAAAATCTTCTTTGTGCACGGTGGAGTTGATGCCAATGATAGAGAAGAAATAAGAAGAATTATGGAGATTGAACAAGATGCAATTGTTGTTGCTAGTTTTGGTACTTTTTCTACTGGTATTAATATTAGGAATTTGCATAACATTATATTTGCAATGCCAACAAAATCAAGCATACGCACTTTGCAATCAATTGGAAGAGGCTTACGACAAAGTGAAGGCAAAACAATTGCTACTCTCTACGATATCTCAGACGACCTTAGGGTCGGTAAACACATGAATCATACCTTAAAACATTTTGTGGAGAGGGTTCGTATATATACGGAAGAGCAATTCCCATTTAAAATCTACAAGATAGGACTTAAAAATGGATAATATTAAAATAGTCAGATTAAAAAATGGTGAAGATATTGTCGGTCAAATAACTAATGTCGATGATGCATATGATGTTATTGAACCAATGACCGTGGATGTAGAATATCGTGGTAAAGAACCTGGATTAGTAATGCGACATTGGTTACCTATTCAATTGGTAAAGTATAATGAGATTACGATTAAACAAACCGATGTTCTTTGTGTTTTGGAACCTTCAGAAGATTTTGCTGAATATTATATGAATACTATAGAAAAGGTCCATAATTTAATTAAGGCCAGAAACCTTGTGGACGAACTTGATGATGATGAAGTAAATGATATTATGGATGCACTAGATGAATTACAACAAGATGGAAATACATTACATTAATGGTTTCTTTTATTACTTTCAAACCGGGACATACTCGATATTAGGCTATTGTCAAGCGTTTGTCAAGCGAATGTCCACAAATAATTATGGTAAATATGAACACACCTACTCCTAAACCGGCCAAGAAGCCTAAACAATATGTCAATAATGCTGACTTCTTAGCTGCATTGGTTGACTACAAAGAACGGTGCAAACTCGCCAAGAAGAATAAAACAGAACCTCCTCCTATTCCTAATTACATAGGTGAGTGTTTTATGAAGATTGCAGAAGGTCTATCACATAAACCTAACTTCATTAACTATACCTATCGTGATGAAATGATATCGGATGGTATTGAAAATTGTGTAATGTATTTTAATAACTTTAATCCAGAAAAGTCTAAGAATCCATTTGCTTATTTTACACAAATCATTTACTACGCCTTTTTACGAAGAATTCAAAAAGAAAAGAAACAAACATACGTTAAGTATAAAGCCACAGAGATGATTGGTATACTTGATGAATTTGAAATGCTGGAGTTTGAAGATGGTACCACCAAACAGTTCGAACTGTATGATAACATTGGTGAATTCATTGAGAACTATGAAGAAGCAAAGGCGGCAAAAAAAGTGGTAAAGAAGCCTAAGGGTATTGAAAAGTTTTTAGGAGAGTGATATAATGAGAGAAGCATTTAAAGTAGTATTGTTTTTAGCTATATTTTTTATCATTATAAAAGATATTAATGAGTATGTAAATTATAGGCTTAATATACAAGTATATGATATTATGGCTAAAAAATATAACTGTACATTTTTAACTCCTTCGGCCAGTAGATCAGACGTTGGTATGTTTGATTGCCAAGGCAAGATTACATTTAAGAAGTTGGAATCTGAATAAAATGTATCGAGTGCATTATTATAATACATCAGGAGACCTAAGAGTAAAAGATTTAGAATCTCTTGATGATGTGTGGCAATTTGTTAATAAGTTACCAAAAGAATCCGTTTCGGAAATAAAACATTATGAAAATAGCGATAATTACAGACCAACATTTTGGGGCCAGGAATGATTCAATTCATTTCTTAGATTATTATGAAAAGTTCTATAAAGATACTTTCTTTCCTACTATTGACAATAGTGGTATTGATACTGTTCTCATACTTGGCGACACTTTTGACAGACGCAAATATGTAAACTTTTATTCCTTGAAAAGAACCAAGGAGATGTTCTTTGATGAATTAGCCAAACGTGGTATTAAAGTCCATATGTTGGCAGGTAATCATGATACTTATTTCAAAAATACCAATGATGTTAATTCGGTAGACCTATTACTCCGTGAGTATGATAATGTTCAAGTGATTGATAAACCTACCACTATTACTGTGGCCAAAACACCAATCTGTATGATACCTTGGATTTGTCCAGAAAATTATAATGAATGTCTATCTGAAGTCGAAAACACGGCATCAAAGCTTTGTATGGGACATTTTGAAATCGCCGGCTTTGCCATGCATCGTGGTATGCCATCACTTGAAGGATTAAATCGTGATATTTTTAGACGCTTCGACCACGTTTTCAGCGGTCACTACCATCATCGTTCTACTTCTGATAACATCCATTACCTTGGGAATCCATACGAACTCACATGGCAAGACTACAATGATCCGAGAGGTTTTCATTTGTTCAAT